TGTGCGACAAACACCGGATTTTGACAATGGGCTCCGGGTTGAATGCACTAGCGCCATGCGCTCATCGCCTTAACCAAAGCGGGATGGGTTTACGGTGAACTCCGTGTGAGGCCTTAGGCCCGGTCGGCATCATGGATGCTAGGTGCTGCCTCGCATCCATCGACCATCAGAATCTGGGATATAGCCGACATTGAACCGACCATTTCCCCAAGTTTCAAGGTAGAGAAAACTCGCGTAATCGCTTCGAGGTCCGAATCGGACAAACGATAACGATAATGCAACCAAGCCGAGAAATCAGCGCTAGCGCCATGCGCCTTCGCGATTTCGAAATTGTGGTATTCGTGAGTCTCTAAAACCCGCCCAACTCCCACTTGTGACACAAAATTATGCACAAGAGGTCGGAGTAAGGGCATATAAGTAGCATATTCTGAGAAATTGCGCAGAATCCCACGCAACCACGGAACCCGGTCACCAAAGGGACGATTGACTTCATCGCAAAACCCTTTGCATAACATTCGGCCAAGCTTAGGGGTCAAAACCAACCCATCAGCCGTAGGCACGAATACGGAGGAGCAAAATTCAGCATCCCATGCGCTTTCTCTTTCAATTACTGTTGCATCGAATCCGAAAGTAGCGTAGATGGCCACTTGATCCGCGGTCGTTGGACAGTCCGCACGTCGGCAGACAGTTATGCTGTCGTCACCGAGAATCAGACTTCGCCAGTCCCCGTGTCCGAAGACGGCGAATTTCATCATCGCGTTAGCGGTGGTGTCCATCAATGAAGTGTCTCCGTCTCCTGAAGCCACTGTGGCAGGTACAGTGTAGCGGATTCCGTTGCGAGTCACCCCAGACTTCTTCAATCGGCGCTTGAAAATCCGCATTACACGACGTGGAGCCCCCCAACGGTCGTAAAGCCAATGAACAGCTTCAAGACAAGGTGGTGTAAAATGGGCGTCGAACCGATTCTGGTCATCTTCAATAATAACCGGATCAACAACCTCATTCAAGGCGGC